AGGCGATCGGGATGCCAGAAGTACGGCAGCATCTCGCGATCGAGCGGAGGGAGATTCGCCGGCGTGATCGGGCGGATCGGACGTCGCCGACCTGACATCCGACGTGCGAGTTCGCGAGCAGTGAGCGCCACGAGTGTTACCGATACACGCGAGAGTACAACGCTCGATGCGCGTCAGCCTCTTTTCGTTCCCGTCGGAGATGCTGGGCCATGCGGCCGAACGCCATTTGCATTTGCTTGCGATTGTGCGCCGAGTACGACTGCGAGAATTTGCAGATCGGACACTGGTAGAGGCCGGCCTCGGGATCGTGGATGAGATCGGTAGGCGGCGCGATCTTAGCCTCGGCGGCTTTCACGCCAAGGAAGCTCTCGGGCAGATCCAGGCTGCTCGTGTAATTACCCTCCTCGACGAGTTCGACGTCGAACGTCTGCCGCGTGCCATCGGAGAGAATCTCGGTGACGACCATGTTACCGTCCGCGCCTTCGCCGTACTTGTGAGGCCGTTTCCGCGAATCCCACTCGTGCATGGACGGGTGGCGGATAGGCGTCCGCGCACGGCGTGAGCGACGGTGAATGTCGTCGGCGGTCTGCGTCCACTTGAGGTACCGCTCGATCGAATCCTGGATCGCCGCGAGGCCGGTACAGGTGAGTCCCTGGATCTGCCCCCACTCGACCTTTCGTGCTTTGCGAAGGTCTTCGAGCTGATAGATGCGGCCGAGGACCGATTCGACCGCGACGGGATTGACGCCGGCCGGGGGCGCATCATGGAGCGCGACCGTGGGTGATTCCCCGAGATGCACGAGGAAGAACCGCAGCTCTTCGTGGGAGTAGAGCGCCGGCCGGAAGAGGATCAACGGCGGCGGCACTCCCTCGAACGGCTTACGGGCAGCAGATAGAGCTTTCCACGACATAGGGCGGGCTCCTGATGATGGAACGGTTAGCGAGCACGATTGGGACGGACACGACGCAGAACGATCGTCACGCACGCGCCGACGAGAGCGGTGAGCGTACCTGACGTGATGACGGCGATCGAGTCGCCGGGCGAGAGCTGCCGGTTCGCTTTCGTCGCCGTCAGCGTCGCCCCGAATCGTCGCTGCGACGTCCGAGCACCGCTGACGAAGGTGAACGTCGTCAGGAGCATCGTCGCGCCCGACATGGCACCGCCGTTGGTTACCTTCGTCACGTCGGCGGCCGAAGACGCGCCGCCGTTCACGTCGTGATTGCAGCGAGCCTCGACGATCTCGTAATACCCATCCGAGACGAACACGATGCCAGAGGCAAACGCGCCCGCCGCGGTGGGCTGTGGGTAGCTGATGTAGATCGGCGCCTGATCGGCGAGAGCTTTCAGTCCTGCCATGATCTAGCTCTCCGCGATGTCGTTCCATCGCACGCCGGCGGCCGGCCAGTCCGAGAGCAACTCGCCCTGCCAGTAGGAGATGACCTCGAAGGTCGTGTTGGCCGTCGAGTTGAAAAACGGCACCATGTCATCGAAAATCTCTGAGATCGGCCGCGGGACTTCGTTCTCGCCATGGCCGATGAAGAAATGATCGGGGGCGAGGCCGACGATGATGCTGGCGTCGAAGAACGGATCGGTGTGCCAGTCGAGATCGCCGAAAATGTAGGGCGTGGCGCCGGTGCCGTCCTTCCCATCCTGCATCTCGCCCCGGCCCAGGCCGACCTTGCCGTCGAAGGGCGATACACGACCGAGCGCGAAGAACGCTTCTCCACGAAGGATCTCGTGATACCGACGCGGCATCGCGAGGTTGGAGAGGAGCTTCTTCATGCGCACGCCGCCACGCTCGCGGACCGCATCGAGGCCCGCGAGGCCCAGATCCTCGGTCCAGGGACGCAGCGTGCCGCCGTTGCTGAACTCGGTCGCCTGCCAGTACTCGTTCCCCGCCGTCGAGCGGTTGATGCCCCCATAGTTGCCGACGACGGCGACGGGGTTGCTGGCACTGATGATGCCGAGAATACCGTGGGTGTGGAGCGAGCCCGCAGACGAGACGCTGTCGGCGACGGTGAAGTAGTCGCCGGCGGCCGAGCCCGCGATGGCGGCGCCGCTGATGGTGATCTCCCGCGTTGGCGGATTCGCGATCGCGTCGACGGTGCGAGCGGCGGCAAGTTTCGTGTTGTCGTCGGTCGCATCCATGACGTCGACGATGAGGCCGAGATCGACGAGGGGGAGCGCACGGACGGTGATCGCCGTCTGGTTGTCAGCAGCAGGAAGAATCCCGAGTTCGCCACGGCCGTAGCCCAGGAGATCCGCATTCTGCAGACGCAGCACGCGCCGACGGTACGAGTTCTCCATGAAGGTCAAGCCGCGCTCGAAGGCGTACTCGGACTTCCGCATGTCCTGGAGCATCTTCCACGAGATGTCCCAGATTCCATGAAATTCCTGCAGCGAGAAGAGGGCTTCTGCGGTGTCGGGCTGCGCACGGCGAGTCGTCTTCGCCCCACCCTCGGTGTGGCCGACCCACACGCCGGCGTTTTTCGTCTGGATGGGCAGGATCCATTGGCCTCGACCGCCCACGGGCTCCTTTTTCTTGCTCAGCATGTTCCAGAGGACGACTTCCTCGCTGGCATAGTAGGAGAGGCGATCCTGTGCGTAGGTGTACTTGAAGGCTTCGATCACGTCAGTCGTGGAGGCCGCGATCATCAGCCCGATGCCGGCGTCAGGCACCATGAAGAGCAGGAAGATCAGGTGCGGCAAGAGCGACGGCCAGAAGCGAAATGTTGGGATGAGCATGAGCGGTAACTCCCGAGCACGTTCACAAAGACATCACAGTGGGGGCGGGCGGGAGCCTGACCAGAGATCCTAGGTACCTGTGCTCTGCGGAAAGTACCGACGCGCGATGTCGCTGTTGGATTCCAGTCGTCCAGGCTTGCCGTCGACGACGACACGTCCGTGAGCCGGCGGCGTGCGGAGCTTCTCGACTTGCTTCTTCGCATCGGCACGATCCATCGCGCGGAAGATCGCGCGGAGCTTTTCGATGCGCCCGGCGAGGAGCGTCGGGAGCTTCTGATCGAGTTCGGCGCCCGGCTCGAAGCTGCCATAGATATCCTGAGCGAGTTCGCGCATTTCGGGGAACTCCGTCATCTTCGCGATCTCGGGGTCGACGGCGAGCGCGGAGACGGCATCGTCGATTCGCTTGTAGTAGTCACGTTCGTTGCGTTCGGTGTGGTAGCTCTTCGTCGACTTGGCGACGTCGGTAATCTGCTTCTGCAGCGTCAGGATCATTCGCTGCTGATCGCCAATCTGCTTGGCGACGCCGCCGAATCCCTGACGCGCGAGCTGCGCGAGTGTCTTGCCGTCGACGAGTTCGAGATCCTCAACGCTCTTGAAGGGATCGGGAGGAGGATCCTCGGTCCGTCGGCTGCGCTCGGCCTGACGATCGAGACGCGCGGCTTCCGCGATCAGCCTTTTTTCCGCTTCCGTGCGCGTCGTCTGCCACGTGTCGTACTCCGCCTTCGGCATATAGCCGCCGATGTACTCGGAGTATTTGATCGGAGCCTTCGCGCCGGGCGGGATGACGAGCGAGTCAGGCGTGAGCGAGATCGGAGTACCAGTCCCACCGCCAGCGCCAGCGCCTCCGGTGCCAGTACCTCCGGTGCCAGCGCCAGTGCCGCCTGTACCGCCAGTACCGACGTCGCCTTCGGGGTACCACAGCTCGAACAACGGCAAAAATGGGATCGATGGGCGGGTTTTCATAGTACGGGGGAGTCTACGGCAGAGGACGACATCCCCCGTGAGGCTCAAGTTCCGGTCGTCGGACGCGTACTAGGAAATTCGCTTGCCTTTGACGGGTTTCGGCTCACGTCGTTCGACACGTGGACGGGGCGATCTGGTCGAAGTGCCGCGATCGGCGATAGCATCGTTGGCGAATGAGGATCCGATCTCACTGGCGAGATCGTTATCGGCCATTCCCGCGCCTGGACCGGCGCCGGCGACTTGCTGCTGCGCGTCGACTTGCGCGAGCGCGGCTTCGGTGGCGACGGAGGCCGCCTTCGCCGCCGCTTGCTGTGTCGCCTGTGCGACGGCACCTTGCATCAGTTGCGATTCGACGGCCGATTGTGCGGCATCGGCTTGTGCCTGGAGCGCGGCGCGATGCTGCTCGTACACGGTGAAGAAGAGCTGTTGGATCTCGGGCGAGGAATCGACGAACTCGATCGTACCCATGACGCTCTCGTACTCGTCCATCATCGCTTCGTGATCGTAGAAGGGCTGTACTTCCGGGACCGCCAGCCCCCGCCACATACGCGAGATGAAATCCTGTGCGAGACGCCGGTATTGTGAGGCGCGGGAGTCGCGGAACTGATCGCCGTACTTGAGATCGCTCGCGATCTTGCTGCCATCGAGCATTCCCGTGCGCGAGTTGACGTAGACGATCGCGAGTGGCGAGTTGAGGCGTTCCCGGATGCGCGCTTCGCGAAGCGCCGAGAGTTCGGGCACGAGAGACGATTGATCGATTGTGATCGTGTAATCGATCGTGCCTCGAAGGATTTGATCGGTGTGGAAGGTCAGGACTTCGTTGCGCTTGCGCGGGCCAGTGAAGTGGAGCGTACGGATCGGCGGATAGAACGTCTTCACGCGCTCGACACGCTGCGTGTACGCCTTGCCGAGTTGCTCGCCGACGTGCTCGAACATCGGTCCCCATTCGCTGTCGATGAGTTCCTGGAGCATGGGAACGGCGAGCGGCCCGCGGAGCTGGCCGGGGAAGTTCTTCCGCGACGTGATGTCGGAGCCGCCGACCTCGGCGATGAACTCCGTGATCAGGCGGATGGATTCGAGAAAGAAATTGGGGAGCTGTCCCCGCGGCATCGTCGCCATGAGCGGGTTGCCGTTCTCGTCGATGGCACCCTCGACCATGCCGGGAATGTCCGAGGGAATATCGTCACGCGAGAGATCGCCGCCAAGGAGGATCAGCTCGTACAGTTGCGCGTTGCTGGCCTCGCCGAGCTGGGAGAATCGCTTGTTGAGAAACTTCTGCGCAGGGATGAGATCGGTGACGAAGTCGCCTGACCAGAAGGTTGCCGTCGCGGGTTCATAGTGGAAGTCGACGCACGGGATCGACGTGTAGCCGGCCTTGGCGAGATCCTCTTCCTCGAAGAGCCCGACATCGGGCGAGAAGATGCAGATCGAGCCACGCGGACGATCCTTAGTCGGCGGCGAGTAACGAGTGAGCACGAGGCATTGCGGCGGATCGTCGGGCGCGGTCGAGCCCGAGATCGCCGGGATGAGATCGCGAAGGCTCATGTGCGCCATCGAGGGGCCACGGTCGAGGAGCTTCGAGCGGACCATCGAGAGCGATTGCTGGGAGCGTACGAGTGCGGCAGCGGCACTGCCGAAGGTCTGATCGATCCATTCGACCGTGCGGATGTTGGCAACGTAGCAGGCTTGGCCCGGCATCAGGCGATCGACGAGCGGGATCGACTGGTCGATGAAGAACTGGAGCGGCCCGAGAATCTCGGCGCCGACGTCACCCGACATCTGAAGCGATTCGGCGATCGAGAACGACTCCATGGGACGCGAGCCACCCTCGACAGCGGCCTCGACGACCGATTGCGGGACGATCTGACGTGTCCACTCGTCCTTCCACATGAGGCCGCCGGCCTCGTCGTAGAGGGGTACGGGCTGGACACGGGAGGCTTTGACCCACGGCGTATGCTCGATCGCGACCCCGCCGAGCAGCATCCAGTAATAACGTTGCCACATGAGCGCGCGATCGGAGAGCCGATAATTGAGCGCGCGCACGAGATCGCCGACGAGATCGGCGTTGGCGAAGGCTTCAGGAGAATCGATCGAGGGTGAGGCCGATGCGGCTGGATAC